GTTCAGGTCCGCAGGGCCTATCGTGATGTTGTTTATTACAACTGGGGTTCTGATCTTGAAGGAATGTTTGCGCCTACTATTCCTGGCACGGAGACCCCCGTCGCGACGAATTTTAGCCCGTTTAATACTTTCCAATCCGGTCAATGTTTCATAAATCAAAAAGTTTTTAAGGTTCTTAAGGCCAAGAAGTTTGTTATCGGTGAGGTCGGCTACGGCACTACTGGAGTGGGCGTCCGCAATATTGGCGATACGGTCCATCATATGTATTGGACTCAGCGTTACGGCGGCAAGCGTGGCTTGAAGTTGGGACGTCCGTCTGGTGAAATTGATGATGCTCTCGATATTTCTAACAAGACTATTAATCGCAATTCTTGGACTTGGCTTATCGTAGTTAATAATGATAATGTGTTGGATCTTGGAACTCCACTTGTGAGATACACGTGCCTGCACACATTGTCGACTTCTGATTGAGCTTGCTATCCCGCCAGACACACACACCCCCTTTTTTTTTAAAAGGTCTTTTTTCGGGAGATGAGAACCTGAAAGAACTCACCCCCACCCTAGTGGGGGAGTTTTTAAAGGTTCATCTGCTCAAAACTAGTTTTTTAAGATTTTTTTGGATCAGAGGTTACTAGTATTACCCTCTGAGCACTTCTGTTCCATTTTTCAAGGACCAAATGCACGAACGAAGCGGCCGAAGGCCGCCCGGTGTGAGGGTTTTCACGGAGTGTGTCTTGAAAGCAGACGTATAGTTTTAAAGCGCCTTTCGAATTGTCCCCACGGTTCGTCTTGTAAGAGAGCTTCGGAGTAGCACTGGCGCGGTGTTTTTATTGAGGTTATTATGACTCTTTTGGCTAGGAAGGGCACTTGTTCTTTGCCTTTGATCTTGACGTTTTTGGGCCATTTGTCAACCAGATCGAAGAGTTCGGACAGTGGAATCTGCCCGCGGAATTCGTTGAATACCACAGTTTCTTGACCTTTGTATCCATCCCAGAATTCTTCAGATAGATTTTTTATGTATGTGGTTTCTGGGTCATAAGGGAACTCGCCGGCAAACGCGGCATGGGATTTCCCGCTGCCTGTTCCGCCGGTGTACCATAGCCCTTCCGTCATCCACGTTCTCCATCGTCTTCTGAGTGCAATCGTTTCTGCTCGATCTAAGGTACGCCCGTATTGATGGAAGAACTCAGGATTTTCTACGCATATCTCGTCTGCAGTAGTTTCCCCGGACATTATCGCGTCGACTCGTTCTTTGATGTCGCCGCGTTCCCCTTGGGAAGGTCGTTTGCCCACTTCCTCTAATGTGGCCTCTTTGGAACAGTATGCATCATTTTGTGCTAAGGAGCCGCGCATAGGCTGTACCTCGCAGTGGATGTCCCCGAACATATCTGCGATCTTGCATAGGCTCCTTTTTGATGTTGATTTTGGGTTGTGGAAGTAACACCACATTTGATTGTGGAGTCTTCCTGTACTTGGTGCCACCTCTGCACTCCAGGCGATGTAGCGGATTTGTCCTGCGTCCACCAACGCCTGGTATTGTTCACGAGAATTCATGTTCCAGTCGGTGACCACAAAGCATCTTGATTTCATTTTTATAGTCGTTGTACTAGAGAACCGCTAAGTTCTACTTCCTACCGACTGAACTCCACCAAGTTTTTATAAATCTCATTTTGAACGCACTGGTTCGTTCGTTTTCATAAGTCTCCCGGATTGTTTTTTGGTGCGCTGCTTACCGCGTTTAAAATCTCTTTTTTAATATCTCGACACCTGGTAGCTACCATAGACCGTAGCAAACCATACAGGCAGCGCAATGCCCCCCCGTTATGTTCGACGACGTAAAAAGCGCGCAGGCCGCAGGAAACGCGCGTACATGCGTAACCGCAGTGCCACTTCTCAAGCTCTGCAGATCAATCGCCTTAGTGGTAAGATCTTGCGTATCCAAAACCGTCTCAATGTTGGCAATCGTTTCAACTACTATAACGACGGTCGGAAGGACGTTCCTAATACGACTTCTGTCTCGGGATTTGGTTATACGGTTTTGCGAATTCATCCTCACACCCAGACGTGGCTAAAGTGTCTTGACCAGCCCACGGGTGCCCAGATGACGGATGATGAGTGGCGTCTTCATAAGACGCAATGTCACTTTCGTTTTGAGATAGGTTCTGAGAATTCTAACCCTATCGAGTTCACTGCGTTCGTTGTTCAGGTCCGCAGGGCCTATCGTGATGTTGTTTATTACAACTGGGGTTCTGATCTTGAAGGAATGTTTGCGCCTACTATTCCTGGCACGG